TAATAACTTTACCTTCTTCCATCTTAACTGGTTTAGCTTTTTTATAATTCATCATATTTTTATCTCCTTGTTGTATTGTTATCTTATTTTTGTGTATTTTTAAAGCTATTTGCCATCATTTGTTTTTCAATTGATGTTTCTGCACGTAAATTTGCTAAATCTTCATTTTGTTCTAGCTTATCTTCAGTTAAATCCTTAGCTTGAACTAGTTTTGCTCTATCTAACTCTTCTTTTGCTTCATCTGCTTCTTTTTTACGTTGATTTTCCATTGCTCTAAGGTCAACTTCTCTTGATTTTAGTTTTAATAGAGGATCAGAATCAAGTTGAGACGTAATTTTTTGTTCTTCCTTCATAAAGTCTTCTGTCATCTCTGCAATCAACACTGCTTTTCTTGCTTCTACTTGAATTTGCATTTGTTGCATCTGTCCTTGTACTTGAGGATTGTTTGCTGCTTGTTGTTGCATCATTTGCATTTCTTTAATCTGTTCTCTAAATTCTAATTGAACTTGTTCTTGTGCCATTAGACTTATGTGCTCTAAAATGTTTTTTTGTATTGCTGCCATGATTGGTGGATTATTTTTAACCATGTTAGTTGACATAAAATTTAAATGAGATGTTATATGTGCTTGATGATCTTGACCTCCAAAAGCTTGGAAGGGTTTACCTGTCAATGCATCAATATGTTCTAAGCTTGGATCTTTCGGTGCTTGTGGTGCAGGTGGTGGTAAGACTTGATCAATATCTTTTACACCAAGTGCTTCGTACATTTTTCTGTAGATAGCATACATGTTATGTAATTGAGGATTAGATGTAGCTAACTGTAATTCTGTTTGTGCCAAAGTAATTCTTTGTGACATAGAAAATATATTTGGATCTGCAACAGGTAAAATATCTACTCTGTCGTCAAAGTCTGTTTGTTTAACTGTTCTTTCACCGCCAACAACGTCATAAGGATATTCTGGTGGAAGATAAGTTGCAATAATTTTACCTAGTAATTTAAATTCTTTTTTCATAGCAGAATACATTCTTTTATGTATTGCTGACATAACTTTAGAACCTCTTTCAAGAAGTGCCATAGTTGTACCCACTGCTGCTTGTTGATTACCATCTCCTGTTTGTAATTCTGATATTGCTGCAAATCTTTGTCCAGCTTGAACTACAATACCCATTAAAGCTAATAATGTTTGAGAAGGTTCTTTGTATGGTAGCGGATAAAAGGCGTCTCTTAGATTTCCACCTGGTGCATCTACATCTTTAAACTCACCTGGTTGAATTGGTGATGCTTCATCTCTAACTCTCACACCTCTTTGTTTAAATCCTGCTGGTAAATTTGATAATGTACCTGCATCTAATAATTGTCTTAATGCTGATGTTGCAGTTCTAGATAATCCACCGATCATGTGAATTAATCCAAATCCATAAAACCCTAATCCTGGTAAAAATTTAAAGTGAACAAAATAATGAATTCTTTGTCTCTTTGGATCGTTAGGTGCATAGTTTCTTCTTATCGAAAGAACTTTAGTGCTATTTTCTTCAATTGTAACAATGTAAGGTAGTTTAATACCAGTTGGTTCTCCTTCTGGATCCATGTCTTCAAAACCTTCTAAGTCTAAATCAACATGACATTCTAATAGTGTAAATATAGGTTGTTGTTTTCCAGATTTAGATACGCCTTCTAATTCTTTTTCTTTAGTTGTGATATCATCCTTTGTTGATTCTCCTGGTGTACCTACTTCTACATCAGAATAAAAACCACCTACTTGTTGTTTACGTAAATCGTTTTCAGAAATTTTAACAATATGAATAATTGCTTCTGCATCATCTAAACTGTTTGCTGTGTACGGAACAATTAAATCATCCGCAGGGACAAACTTAGAAACAGCTCTACCTAATAAATCATCGTAATAAACTTTTTTAAATGTAGAACCTGACAATGGTAAATGAAATAACATAGAATCAAACTCTGATTCATACTCAGACATCTGATCCATGATCTGATAGTTCATAAAATCTTTTACTCTTTGAGCTTGTTGTTCTTTTCCTGGATCTCCTCTACCTAAAACTTGTGCTCTCACAGGTCCGTCTGATGGTAGTAATTCTTTAAAAGCTGTTGCTTGAAATTGTGTAACTGCTTCTGCTAACACAGGGTGTGTTGCACCAGAAGCTCCTTGGAAAGGTTCGTTTCTATTTTCGTATTTAAATCCTAATAAATCTAGTCCTTCAGTATATGTTTTTTCCCATTCTTTTCTGGACATTTTATAGTCCATGTAATTATTTTTAAGTGTGCTACCAATAGGGTCTAAAACATCGTCTGGTAAAATATCTGATAAATTATCAAAGTGAGATTCTGTTGAAGGTTGATTTACTGCTGACGGATCAAAGTCAACGGTTGCTCCACCATCTTCATCTGGAATTATTTCTACGGGTTGTTGTTCTTTTTGTTCTTCCGAAATTTGAACTTCAGTATCTTCCGCGCCAGGAAGATCTACTTGTGTTCTTGTGTTTGGAAGTCCTTTATCTATATCTGCCATTTAATTTCTCCGTGTTCTTCTTATCTTTTTTTATCTCTTTAATCAACCCTTGTGAATTAGGTCCTTTTAAAGGAGGGATTTCATTTAATTTAACATGCTTCATATTTTTAATTAAAGTTGGGTTTTTCATTTTTTTAATATTCCTGCTATTCCGCCGTTTGACATATTTGCTACACCACCATAATCAGCTATTTCAGATAATTTATCTTTAATTTTTTTTCTTCCAATTTCTTTTGATTCAATTCTAGATGATTCCGAAGCTGTCCTTTGAGCAGTTCTATCAAATAAATAAGGATCAATATCCATAGCTCTTTTTAATTTATTAACGTCTTCTACTTCTTTTTTTCTTTGAAAAGCTTGAGACTCCGGAGTACCAAATTTTGTTCTTTCATAAGATTTATCATCAAATGTTTCTAAAAGATCTTTTATTTTTTTTTCTGCCATAAATCTTTCGTCTTGAGTATAGGCATCTACAACATCTTCATCTTTTCTTAAATAATCTCTATAGGCAGAGTCAAGATTTTCAATATTTGCTAAATCTTTTACATATTGCCCTGACCTTGGATCGTTGCCAACTATTCTTTTCATTTTAGAAACCTCTGCATCTTTAGAACTACCTACTCCTGGAATATATCCAAATAAAGATTTTTGAAAAGCTTCTTTAACAGGCACGCCTGATAAAACATCATTTAAAACAAAAGCTCCTTCAAAACCAGCTTCTGCTAAAATACCAAGTCCAGTTGATTTTAACAAAAGTCCTTTTGATTTTTTGGCTATTTTACCCGCGTTGTTAAATTTATTAATAGCACCAGACTTTCCTTGTTTAGCAAGCTCTGTTTGTTTATTAATATCAGATAAATAAGATCGGGGATCAGTTGGTTCTCCGTCTGATTTAAAACCTGCTTTTTTAATTATTTCCATACCTTTTGGAGATTTAGGACTCTCTCCTTTTAATAACATATCTTTATCTGTTGATATTGCCATGCTCGGATCTGGTAGTTTTTCTGAAACAGTAAATGCTGACGTATCACCAGGTACATTTTTAAAAGAAAGTCTTGTTTTAAGTTTTGCATATTGAGGAAATTTTTGTCTTAAAGCTCTATCGTTTTTAGCATATTTAACTGCTGCCTGTCTTTTTAGTTGATCTGGAATTTCCGGATTATCATACACTGTATGAAATTTTTCCATTTCTGCAAATAGTGGATCTTCAAAAGGTCTTCTCATATCTATGTTTAATCTTCCTTCAAGATACATTAAATTATGTAAACCTACGGGACTATTTTTAAAACCCGCATGACTAAGATGAAAACCAGAGTTTTGTAATCCTGATATTTTTGATTCTAGTCCTACATTAGATCTACTTTTATCTAAAGCTCTTCTTCTCTTAGTTCCTTCTACATCAGCTCCTCCTGGAGTTTGTTTTTCAAGAACCCCTGACGTAATTTTATAACCTTGACTTTCTACTTTAGCCGCTGCTTCTCTTAACCAAGGTGCGGTTCCTGCGTATTTATCCTCCCTTTTTAACTTAAATTCTTTAACTATATCCCTCATAACTTGTGCTCTTGTTTTACCTGCCCTTAATAATTGTGCTGATCTATCAACTTTTTGTTTATATATTTTTTGTTTCTCTAAATTAGGGGGTTGATTTTCAATAGATACACCGCCTTTGAAAAAAGCAACACGACCACCATCTTCGAATCCTGGTTTTTCTTTACCATAGAATTCTTTTAGTGCAGATATTTTAGCATTTTGAAATTTAGATTCAAATTCGTCCATCTATTCTCCTAACAATCTAGCTAGTCCGCCTTTAGCAAAGTCTTCTGGATCTACAAGATCTGTCGGATCCATATCTCTGTAAGGATCGTTAAAGTCAGCTCTGTCTGTCATGCCATATTCAGCTTTAGAACTTGCTCCTCTAGCCTCAGCTTCATCTACTCTTGTTTGACCTCTTGTTTTTGTAAACCTTGTTTTACCTTTAGCAAATCCTTCTAATTGATTAGAACTACCTCCTAGTAATTCATCTAAATCATCCACAGTAACTCCATCTATATCATAATCATCTGGACTTATTTGTCTGTACTCTGTTTCTACTGCTTCAAACGATCCTTTAGTTTTAACAGATTTACCGGAGGCCTCATCTAAAATTTCAATTCCTGGTGGTTCGTATTCTATAAAATAATCTTCGTTGTAAGCGTTTTTACCTTGTATTTTAATTTTACCATCGGCTTGTCTTGCCATTGTAACATCCGGTAGTTCTTTAGTTGTATACTCTATTAGATCTTGATCTATTTTTTTACCAATACCTCTAACCATCATTTTATCTACAAGGTCCGGGAACCATGTTGGCATAGTTGTTGCTGTGCCTTTTAGTGGTACAATTTTAGCAACCGTTGCAGCCTTCTTACCTTTTAATAAACCGAGTATACCTGTTTTAGCGGCAGCAGCCGTAGCTGTACCTGCTCCTAATAATTTTAAAAATGCTCTACGACTTAATCCGCCTCCGGCAAATTGTTTTCTGTAATTAACCCCAACATTAAAGCTATCATCATCAACTGGAACATTTTTATAAGTTTGATTTGGAATTGTTTCTCCTGTAAATCTATCATTTACTCTTGATTTTATATAATTACCACCAACACTAAAACCTGAGTCACCTATTGGCATTTGAGCTGTTATTCCAAAATTTTGATTTGTAGTTGCTTGATTAACTCCAGGCACAACTTGATTTTTACTATAACCACCGCCACCATACACGCCTATATCAACA